AGAAAAATGTCGAAAAAGACTATTTCATCGAAGGTGTTTTTATGCAATCAGACCAAAAAAATAAAAACGGACGTATCTATGAAAAGAAAGTCATGGAGTCTGCAGTAGACAAATACGTCACCGAACAAGTCAAAACAGGAAGAGCAGTTGGAGAATTAAATCATCCGGAAGGACCAACTGTTAACCTAGATAAAGTTTCACACAAAATCACAGACCTGCATTGGCAGGGAAAAGATGTTGTAGGAAAAGCATCAATTCTTAAAACCCCTATGGGTAAGATCGTAGAAGGTCTACTCGATGGTGGTGTTAAGCTTGGTGTATCAAGTCGTGGTATGGGAAGTCTCGTATCGAAAAATGGAGTTCAATATGTTGGTAATGACTTTATGTTAGCTACCGTAGACATAGTTCAAGACCCATCAGCACCGTCAGCTTTTGTTAATGGAGTTATGGAAGGCGTTGAGTGGGTTTGGGATAATGGAATCCTACAAAGTCGAGACATTGAAGCAATTGAGACTGAAATTAGAAGTACTTCTAGTAAAAACCTCCCAGAGGTAGAGATTAGAGCTTTTAAAAATTTCCTCTCTAAAATAAACTCTCAATTATAGGAGAATTAATATGTCAGAAGACACTATTTTAAATCAAGAAGAAGTAGTAGAAGAAGGCATCGTTGAGGAAGAATCAGAGCTTCAAGAAGAGAGTCAAGAAGAGGAAACTCAAGAAGAATCTCTAGAAGAAGCTAAAGCTAGCAAAAAAGAAGGCGCTCATGAAGATGAGGAAGAAGAGCACGGAGACGAAGAGGAAGAACATGAATCTAAGTCAAAGAAGGAAACTTTCAAAATGCCTAAAACTAAAGCTGCTACGATTCAAGCCGCTGTAGATATGCTAAAATCTGCTAAAAAAGAAGATGCTCAAAAGCTTTTCGCGAAAATGGTTTCTGAAGATGAAGAAGAAGAATCAATCAAGTCAGCTGAAAAGGCTGCTAATGCTACAAAGCCTGTTCAACAGCCTAAAGCAAAAGCAAAAGTCGAATCAGTAGACTTTGATGAAGATTTAGAAGCTTTAATCTCTGAAGAAGCTACTTTGTCCGATGGATTTAAAGAAAAAGCTGGAACAATCTTCGAAGCAGTGTTAACTTCAAAATTAACACATGAAGTAGACAGACTAGAGTCTGAATATGCTTCAAACCTGGAAGAAGAAGTTTCTGAAATCCAAACAACATTAGTAGAAAAAGTAAATTCTTACTTAGACTACGTTGTTGAAAACTGGATGAAAGAAAATGAATTAGCAGTAGAGAACGGTCTTAGAACTGAAATCGCTGAAGAATTCATGTCTTCTCTACAGTCAGTGTTCAAAGAGCACTACATCGAAGTTCCTGAAGGTAAAGTTGACTTAGTTGATGAACTCAACGAACAAGTTAACGAGCTTGAAGAAACTTTAAACAAAACCACTGAAGACAATATCGATCTACATCAGAAAGTTCAATCTTTTGAACGTGACGAAGTAGTTAGAGAACAGTCCGAAGGGCTTGCAGAAACAGAAGCTGAGAAATTAGCATCATTGGTCGAAGATATTGAATTCGATAACAAAGAAACTTTTGAAAATAAAGTAAAAACTGTTAAAGATTCATACTTCAAAGGTGAAGTTACAGAATCAGTGGACGAAGTTGATAGTCTATTAGGTGAAGAAAATGCTGACGAGTCAGTAGTTTCAGATTCTATGTCTAGATACACTCAAGCTATAACTAAATTTAATAAGTAACTTTTAAACATAGGGGAAAACAATGTTTAATGCAGACGCACAATTAATGGAAAAATGGGGTCCAGTTCTCGAGCACGAGGGCGTAAATCCTATTTCCGACAAATATAGAAAAGCTGTTACAGCTAGACTATTAGAAAACCAAGAAGTTGCTTTAAGAGAAGAGAGAGCACAAGCTCAAGGAAATTTCATTTCTGAAGCAGCTGCTGCTAACAATATCGGTTCAGGTTCAGCTCCAAATAACATTGGAACATTTGACCCAGTATTGATATCTCTTGTCAGAAGAGCAATGCCTAACTTGATTGCTTATGATGTAGCTGGCGTACAGCCAATGTCTGGTCCTACAGGCCTCATCTTTGCAATGAAATCTAAATATGGTTCACAAAGTGGAACTGAAGCTTTCTTTAACGAAGCTGATACAGATTTCTCAGGTACTGGTACACATCAAGCAGACCCAACAGGTTTAGTTGGTGTAACTGATGCTGATACAGACGCAACAATCGCAGACGAAGCTGATACAGTTTCAACATTCGGTTCTGGTCTATCAACAGCAGCAGCGGAAAGACTTGGAGTTGGTGAAACTGGAGACGGTTCATTCGGCGAAATGGCTTTCACAATTGAGAAATCAACAGTAACTGCTAAATCAAGAGCTCTTAAAGCTGAGTACACAATGGAATTAGCTCAAGATCTTAAAGCTATCCACGGATTGGATGCTGAAGGTGAATTAGCTAACATTCTATCTGCTGAGATCCTAGCGGAAATCAACAGAGAAGTTGTTAGAACAATTTTAACAACTGCTAAAATTGGTGCTCTTCAGAGTTCAACTGCAGTATCTGGTATCTTTGACGTCGGTACAGACTCAGACGGTAGATGGATGGTTGAGAAATTCAAAGGTCTCATCATGCAAATCGAAAGAGAATGTAACGTAATCGCTAAAGAAACTAGAAGAGGAAAAGGTAACTTCGTTATCTGTTCTTCAGACGTAGCTTCAGCTCTTGCAGCTGCTGGTCTATTAGACTACACTCCTGCTTTAAGTGCAAACTTAAACGTTGATGATACTGGTAATACATTTGCTGGTGTTCTTAACGGCAGAGTGAAAGTTTACATCGATCCATATGCTACAGGCGACTTCGTTTGTGTTGGTTATAGAGGATCAAATCCATATGACGCAGGTTTATTCTACTGCCCATACGTTCCACTAACAATGGTTAAAGCCGTTGGTGAGAATGATTTCCAACCAAGAATGGGATTCAAAACAAGATACGGTATGGTTGCTAACCCATTCGTAGCTCTTGACGGTGTTGGTTCAAACAGAAGTAACCAATACTTCAGAATCTTCAGAGTTGACGACATCATGGTGTAAACCAGAGTTAATACTCTTTTTAAAGGGAGTCTTCGGACTCCCTTTTCTTTGCGTATAAATAAATTATATTATAAATAGTACTATGGCAACATTAACAACAAATAAAAACTTTTTAAGTCCAGTTGGATTTCAATTAAAGATTAACAGTCAAAAGTATCCTAATTTGGAGTACTTTGCTACTGGGGTAACACTACCTGGATTCAGTATTTCTGAAGTATCTGTACCATATAAAGCAGTTAATCATGCTGTTATGGGAGATAGACTATCATTCGAAAACCTAACAATTAGGGCAAATATTACTGAAAACTTTGATAACTATATTGAAACCTTTAACTGGATGCACAATACAGTCAATGCTTCTAATCCAGAAGATTTTAAAGAAGACGCAACATTGCTAATTCTTTCATCACACAATAACGTAAACAAGGAGATTAAGTTTACTGGAATATTCCCAGTATCTTTAGACGCTATAGAATTTGATGCACAAACTGAACTTTCTTATGTTCAGTGTAATATTGGGTTTGCGTACACCAATTTTGAAATAATAGAATAAGGGGATTTACAAACCCTTATTTTTATGGTATAATAGACAATATGAATGACTTACAAACAATACTCGAAATGTGGAAAAAAGACTCTATTATAGATGAGTTAAATCTTGATGAGGCTTCAAGAGAATCCGCAAAGCTACACGGCAAATACCTAGAACTTTTATCAGTAAATCGTATGAAACTGAAGAAAGCTGAAATGGATTTAAAGCCAATATTAAGAGATAAATTCTTACATTATAATGGTAAACTATCTCAAGAAGAATTAGATGATAAAGGATGGGAATATGATCCTTTGAACGGACTTACTGTATTGAAAGGTGATATGGATAAATGGTATGACGCCGACCCTATAATACAAGAGCATGTCGCAAAAATAGAATACCTAAAGGAATTAACTGACACCTTAAAAGAGATTATAGATAATATTAAATGGAGATCACAAACTATTAAGAATATGATTGAGTGGAGAAAGTTCACTAGCGGCATTTAATATGGAATTCATAGAAGTATCTAAGAAAGATGAAGTCTTTATGCAAATTGATTGCGAGCCTTCAGTAGAAAGAGAACTATCAGAACATTTTTGCTTTTACGTACCTGGATATAAGTTCATGCCCGCGTACCGCAACCGCGTGTGGGATGGAAAGATACGTTTGTTTGATATGCGTAAAAAAACATTATATGGTGGACTATACAAATATCTAAA